GCCACATCATGCCGGACTGGTTACTTGTGTACGCCATCGACAAAGGAAAACTGATTCTGACCGCTTCCCGTACGGGTTCGCATAGTGATCTCTTCTAGCCGATTCATTGGAGTCGGCTTTTTATTTTGGTGCTTTCCGTTGATGAATCCGCTCATGACATGACGCGCAGAGCGACATCAAATTGTCTTCATCATGTGTGCCGCCCTCCGAAATCGGTCGGATGTGATGCACAAGCGTCGCGAGAACGTATCTGCCCCGCTCCTTGCAACACTCACACAGCGGATGCGTTGACAAGTGACGGTCGCGAATCCTGCGCCATACGCTACCATATCTGGCGTGCTGATCATAGCCGCGCGTGAAGTGGTCGTAATGACCCTGCATGACTTTCTCGTGTGCCTCACAGTAACAGCTTTTTCGGTCTGTAAGGTTCGGACAGCCCGTCATGCGGCAGGGACGTTTCGGTTTTCTGGGCATTGCGTTTCTCCATCAAAAAAGCCCTCACGGAGAATAGCTTCTCCGAGAAGGCTGATTCCATATCCTATTTTTGCTGAGTCTATCATATCACTGTCAACCCTATGAACGCAACGTGAACCTTTGTGAACTTATGTGAACTCGGATGAACTCTGCTGTCTTTTTTCCAAAATTTTTTCAACTTCATCCAGAGCCTTGCCATGAATCTTGTGTACCCACCGAATGCTGACACTCATATCCGATGCAATCTCTTCCCACGATTTGAAGCTGTGGTAGCGACACTCTAGCACCATCTGAGCGTTTTCGTCCGCGACCTGCCAGATCGTATTCATGATCTCGAGTTTCAGACTGATCAGACGGTCGATGTCCGCATTGATCTCATCTTCCGTGTCGGTCAGCCGAGCAATGATGGTCTCCATCCGCTGATTGTTCGGACTCGGACTCTTTGGCATATCACTGATGACGGCGCTCACATTTGTTGCCATGTCACGCAGCCGCGATACATGGGCGACCTTATCATTGATGCGTCGGTCAATGTTCCATGCCTGACTGAGATATTCTTTTGCAGTCATGCAAATTCCCCCTCCAACTTCCGAAGAAGCCACTCTCCGTTAATCTGCGTCAGCTGCCCGAACCATGCAGAACGAAAGAACCGCTCTGTCTCAGAGCGCATCGCTGCCGCCGCAACATTCTCTGCGTCTTTGGCAAGAGCCGTTCGTGCCCACCGATAGTCTTTCGCCGCCTGTTCGACGATGGCATTTGCCAGAATCTCATAGTTCATGATGTTACCTCCGCTTTGACGGCTTCAATCAGTGCCGTCTGTGTCTTGTCCTTCCGTTTCAAGGCACGGAGGATTCTCTCGTCAATCGTGCCCTCGGCGATGATATGCTGCACCACCACAGTGTTTGAGTTCTGTCCCTGCCGATAGAGCCGTGCCACGGTCTGTTGGTAGAGTTCCAAGCTCCATGTAATGCCGAACCAAACCAAGGTCGAACCGCCACTCTGAAGGTTAAGACCGTGTCCTGCACTTGCAGGATGGATGAGAGCGACGGAGATTTCTCCGCGATTCCAACGGGCGATTGCGTCATCCGTATCCAGTCGGACGCATGCCAGACGCTCCTCAATGCGCTCTGCGTCATGTCGGAACCAATACGCCACGAGAAGCGGCTTGCCGTTCATACTCTCAATGATGTCCTCCAAGGCATCGAGCTTGCGGTCGTGTATATGCAGTGTAGCCCCATCGTCAGTGTAAACCGCGCCATTCGCCATCTGGGCGAGTTTCCCGGACAGGACACCTGCGTTTGCCGCCGTCACCTCATCGCCCTTCATCTGCAAAACCAACTGCTCACACATATTGGCATACATTTTCTTCTCTTCCTCATTCATGCGGACGCTGTATTCGCTCTCGATCAGCTCCGGCATCCTCAGATGGTCTGCTGCCTTCATGGAGATGGTGATGTCGGCAATCTTCTCGTAAATCTGCTCCTCGGCTCCGGGCAAGGGGACGTAGGAGAACACCACCTGCCCGTTGCGCTTATCCGGCATAAAGTAATCCTGACGATACTTCGTAATGAACCGCCCCAGACGCTGTCCCATGTCGAGTACCTTGAACTCTGCGAACAAGTCCATCAAGCCGTTGCCGGATGGTGTGCCCGTCAATCCGATGACTCTCTTTGCCAGAGGGCGAACCTTCATGAGTGCCTTGAATCGCTTGCTGCTCCAATTCTTGAACGAGGAGAGTTCGTCAATCACGATGGCATCGTAGGAGAAGTCGGTTTTCTCCACGAGCCACGGCACGTTCTCGCGGTTGATGATGTAGAGGGAGGTCTGCTTGCGAAGCGCATCCCGACGCTCTTTCTCCGTTCCGACTGCAACGGAATAGCGGATATGATTCAGATGCTCCCACTTGCCGATCTCCTGCGGCCATGTATTCCGTGCCACACGAAGCGGTGCAATAACGAGAACGCGAGAAATCTCAAAATGGTCAAAGAGCAGGTCGTTGAGGGCCGTGAGAGTAATCACCGTTTTCCCAAGTCCCATATCCAGGAGTACGGCGGCAGTCGGATGACTCTCGATAAAGTCGATGGCATACTGCTGGTAATCATGCGGTATGAACTTCACGGGGCATCACCTCCTGAAAACTTCCTGCAGTACATCCACATGATAGGTGTTCACCATGCCGTACTTGGCATCGTACTCCTTGCCGATGTGGTAGCCCTGCTTTCTGGACATCGCCGAGGCTTTACGTCCGAGTCTTGCGGCGGCATCCCGACTCACGCCACGAACTCCCATGAGATTGGCATAGCCGATGATGGTGTAGTGGTGCTCATCGATGGTCATCTGCTTGGACTCCACATCGAGAAGCCGTTCATCCACCTTGTCGATACGAGCATTTGCCGCCTTGATTGCCTTTGCCTGTTCCACCATTCGCTGTGCACTGTAGAGGAGGAATTCCTCGGGTGTCATGTTCCTCATGGGGGTGAAATAGCTTTCTTCCAGCTCATCGAAAACATCCCATGCCCGCTCGGTTCCCAGCATCTTGCTGTGGCGCGCCGCGCCTCTCTTCGTCCAAAGAATCAGAGACGGTGCGCGACTCCCGACAACTGACTCGATATTTTCGAGTGAGTCCTTGAAAGCCTTGAGATCAGCACCTTCAAGTTTGAAGTAATGCTTCCCCTCAACGAATCGCTCCCTGTTGTTCTTAAAATTCTGCTGGATATGAATTGCCCTGCATCCATACGCCTCGGCAAGCTGCTCCGTGGTCATGACACGGATGCTGTTGTGTTCCAATACCGTAAGTTCATTCATGGTCGATTTCCTCCAATACGCTGTCAATTTGATTTATCTCGTCAATCACATACACCTTGAATCCAAGCCGCCGAAGCAGCCTGTGCCGTGCCAGCTGCAAGGCTCTCGGCTTCTTGCCCGGTGCTTTGAGTTCCACAAAGCCCATTCTGCCACTGGGCAGAAGTACCAGTCGATCGGGCATTCCATCGAATCCCGGCGAGGTAAACTTTGGCGCGATGCCGCCTTTGTCTTTTACGGCTCTCACCAGTTCCTTCTCGATGATTTTTTCTCTCATAGCAACTCAAAGATGTACTCCTTGGCGGCTGTCAGGGTTTCGATACGGCGATTATTTTTCCATTGGTAACAATCGCCGTCGATGTCAATCTTGAAGTAAGGTCTGCCAAGGAAACTGTCTTGCTCGATGGTCAATTTCTGTTTTTGGAAGCGAAGTGTCAGCATGCCGCTTTCCTCACGCCATTCTTTTTTCAAGAAGTTTTTCTTGCGTCGGCTTTTAGCTCTGGCCTCCTTGTCACGAACTTTGGCGGCGAAAATGTCTCCCTCCAAATTTCCGGCGCAGATACATCCGACACGGAGTTTTCCCGAAAAATCCTTATGCACCATCACATGGACAAATCGCACGTTTTTATAACCGCAAAGTTCACAGGTAAAGGTTGCCTCGCCCCAATCAATGACATCTTCGCAACACCAGCCAACGAGCGGTGCGCCCATAGCTTTCAGTTTTTCGCTGCATCGCTCGGTGTACATCTTCTTCCTCCTAACCACTTGAAAATTGGTGGTTACTGAAGTGGTTACCCATTCAAGGCTTGATATATCTATGTAAGTAACCACTTAACCACAATAACCACTATTTACATACCCTCATATAGAGGCGATGTAATCAACACTTCATTATCTTTTTCTATATATAGGATTATGTGTGCGCGAAAAAGGTGATAAAGTGGTTACATATTCGAGAATCCTTGAAATTACTGGATTCTCGAATAATATCGCCCTTGCTTGGTAACCATTTCATGACAGAAAATCATCTTCCGGCGGATACATACCCTCCACTTGAATTGGAAAACAAAAGACACGGACGGATACGCCTTGGATTTTCCGCAGATATTGGCTGCGTTTTTTCCCTTGGCTGTCATCGAAGGTATCCACATAGCCGCGATCCCTGAAACCCTTACGGCATTTGGTATAGGAAAAGCCGTTGTCCTCTAACGCTCGCCTAAGCTCCGTGGCAATGACCAGCACCTTGCCGGCCTCGATTTTTCCCAAACAAGGTACGGCATCATTGGCGAAGCGTTTTCTGTTGGCGGCAATCCAGTCGGTTACGAAGTCATACGCTCGGTCAATGACATCCTCCGGCTCGTTTTCCTTGGCACTCTCCAGGATACTTTTTCCAAAGGCGATGGCATCCTTCCACGCCTGCTCCTTGGATTCGCCGAACACCGCAAGCCCTGCGTGATAATCAGCCAGCGAGAGCAGCGCGACCGTATCCAAATGCACGCCTTGGTCACCGTCATCCAGTTCCCTGCCAATTTTTTCCAGTTCTTCGGACAAATCGGCTGTGATAATGTGCTGAAGATATATCTTTCCCGCAAAGCCATAATGGTTTTCGCTTGCTTGGTGTACCTTGCGCCCAAAATCCGCATCGGAGATGGGCTGACCGTAAAGTTCCAAAACGCGACTATGTACGCCGTCCATGGTGGCCTCATTGGTAAGCGGCTGTTCGCCCGTGCTGATGATGGCATTTCGCCACACCGGGACTTCCTGCAATCCTCCGGCTTTCGCTCCACGAGTTTTGCCGTAGCCGTTGCCCAAGGAATAAACCACCATCGAAGGCGACAGTCTTCGCTCGTTCAAGACCTGCAATTCGTCCAAGCCCAAGGGCAAGTGGCGAAGAGTCCCTGCTCTGCGCTCCAAGCCGACAGCGGTACTGTTGAAATTGCCCATGAGTTTCATGGGATCGCCCCAGACCGAAAGTGCGAATTTGAGAGCCGCCGTTTTGCCACTGCGGGATGAGTGCCAGATATGGATAATCGCCACACGTCGTTTGAGTTTCTCAAGCAGGACGGAGGCAAAGGAAGCCGCCAAAATGGCTCTGGCGTATGTTTGCTCCCGCAACTCTCTCGCAAATTTGAGCCATGTCTCAAAACTGCCCTGCTCCTTTAATGCCGCAATCATCGCCGCATCGTCTTTGTCCTCATATTCCACCGGGCTTTCGAGGATGTATGGGTAGAATTCTTTTTCCCCGAGCCAGCCGATACGACCGATACTGCGTACAAAAGGGATCTTTTTGTCGTTTTCTGCCTCATAGCGGGAAAGATAATGTACCACACCGTCGGCATTGTCGGTAGAAACGGGTACGCCGTGATCGGCCAATCTCACTACGGATGATTTGTTTAACGCAATCGCTCTTGACACCATCAGCCGTTTCCATTTACGGCTGCGATGATAAGCAAGCTCGAACCGCTCCGTGCCGTTGTCGATATTTTCCATGCGCCTTTCTATGACGAGCGGTTCCGGGCAAAGGTTTGAGGAAACGAGCGCACCTTCGTCGAAGTAGAAGGACTCCACACCGTTCTCCATAGTGATGCGATAGCCTTTGGGAGTCATGGCTCCATGCAAATCTATGCCCTTCAGCTTGATTTCCTCCGGCTCGGCATCAAAAGGAATTCCAACGTCCCGTTTTTCCTCCTCTTTTTTGGCTATGCGGTCAAAATCCCGCATTCCGATGCCCGCCTTTTTCGCCGCAAGTTTCAGCCGTGAATATTCGGCCGGACAGTTTTCCTTGGCGTAGGGGAGCAATCCCACCACATAGGGGTCGAGGATCTCTTCTGCCGACAAGGTGTCCTTGTCCAAAATAATCTCCAACTGCTCAAACTTCGTGTAAAGGGCAAGAACGATGGGAGCCTTTACGCCGCAGCCGCCATCGGGGCAGGGAAACAAACCACAATCCTTGATGTAACGGCAGGTGCAGGGTTTATTAGCATTGCGGGCAGAACGGAGCTTGTTTTGTGTTTCCATCGGGGAATAATGGCTGTACAAGGAACTCCACTCTTGAAACTTCTCCTCGCCGTCCTTGGCGAGCGCCACATTGGTGCAAAGGGCGTGCCACAGAGGTTCGCTGACGTTATCCGGCTGTTCGGTCATCTGCTTTAATGCCGCGCAGCCTTCCATGATTCTCTCGGCACTCCCCATGACACGTTCGTCCACATGAAATTCTTCCGTTCGCGGCTTGGGCGCATCCAATACGTAGGCGTGAAAATCTTCCGTCTTGTAGAACACTTCGTTTTCCGCAATCACCTCACAGGGGATTTTCTCCCCTATTTTCAGATTCATGCTGCCCACAGCCCGTAACATTCTCGCCGGGTCAAATACCGGGTCGATGCGCCATCCCCGTTCATCTTTCGCTTTTTTCATAAGGCAGCGTCCAAATCCCGCGAGAAGGTTCTCCATCTTATCCCGATTGGCATCGGTCAAATGAATCGGCGCGTCAAAGAGCCAGTAGGCGTGAATGCCGTGTCCCGTAAAAACCGTAAAGGTCGCTTTCAGCGGAAACGCATCTAAAAAAGAAAGGCCTTCCGCCCGGGATGCCGGAAGCATCTGTTCTTTATGCGCCTCGCTCTTGATGTCGATGTCGGCAAAAAGGCAAGTGGCATACATGGTGTCTGCCGAATCGCCGCGCACGCCGTCTTTGAGTCCGATGCGCCTTGGCCATGGGTGAATGTAGGTATTACGGCTATCTCCCACCCTGCCGATTTCCTCCCGCATGGAAGCTATGGTCTCAAAGTGCCGCACCCCTTTGTCGGGAAGGGTGATCACGGAAAACGCGCAATTCTGGCATTTCCCGTAAAGAGTCTCGTAAAAATCCATTCATAGCACCTCCTCGCACTTCGTGGTGAAATAACGGATGTTCTTCCGCAGTCTCCCGGCATGGGCAATCTCCGCTGCCATGCCCTCGGTGATTCGGTCGCCGAACACCCAGATCTCGCCGCACAGCCTCATAAGCTCGAAGTTCATGGACAGTGCCTTCCCGCGCTCGTCGATCTCTGACAGAAACTGAGGAAAATACAAGTGCGGAGCAAGGGGAATACGCCCTTTGCTCACCGAGAACTTGCAGTACTGCCGCGCCCGCATGACGTTGACGCGTAGGTTGTCCCGATAGGGCGAGCAGATGTAGGTGAACTGATTCTGTCGGAGCACCTTCGTGAGAGCTGCGTGCGCCGTTGGGTCGGCGTAGCCCTCATGGTTTCTTCTCTCAATCATTTCTCGCACCTCATCTTCCTGCTGCATTCCGTACAGCAGATCGCCGTACCAAAGAGGTCAAACTCCGCATCGCCGAAGAACTCGTTGAAATCGACGGGCACTTCCGCTCCGCAGCGCGGACAGTGACAGAAGACATTCTCATCGTTGATTTCCACCGTGACCTCCAGAGTGTCATTGATGTTTTCCTTGACATAGAACATAAAGGCTTTCCTCCCTTTGAAAACTGATTAGTTCCTCTCATCAGTAAGAGGACGAACAGGGAGGTTTTGGTCACCAAAAATCCTCCCATTTTTCACGGGAGGATTGAAGTCAATCTTTCTGATAGAATTGGCACTCGAAACCATCGGCACGGAGCGGGAGTCCGTCTGCCCAAGGCGGGGTTCGCGCCATCTGCTCACAAATGGCAGAAAGAGAAACTCGCTCGTCGCATTCGATGATGATTTCATCATGGACGTGCGCGACAATCTCCATGTTCCGCAGCGTCTGCATGGCATAGCAGAGAATGTCGCGGCTGATCGCCTGCGTGATATTCTCCACGAGCTTCGGACCATAGGATTCGATTCTTGTCCATTTTTTCGAGAGATCCAGCCCCATGTAAGTAATGGATTCACCGCCGAACTGATTCTCACCGATGCGCGGCTTCACATAGGCGAGCCTGCGCCCACTCGGAAGCTCGATGAACATCATGCTGCCCCGATAGATGAAGCGGATGCCGTGCGTGACCTTCGTGCTGCGTTCCTTGATGCAGTCCTTTGCGGCTCGGTCGACTGCCCACCAAAAATCCACGATGTTCGGATTTGCTTCACGCCAGGCATCCACGAGCGGCTTTAGCTCCTCTTCCTTCATCCCGGACTCCAATGCGCCGAATGCCTTCAGCGCACCAACGGAGCCGCCGTAGCCGCAGTTGTGGACTAATTTTCCCGATACGGTAAAACGATGATGCTTTCCGGCATTTCGGATGTCATAAAGTCGAGCCGTGCGCTGATGATTCTCCCCCAACCGAATTGCCGTCCCAGTTTGTACGAGATGTGCGCCGCAGGAGGCAGCATCTCCAAACTGTATCGGCTGCGCTTTCCCCTCGACCCAGACGAGATGATCTGGGGTTGCTGTAAGACCTTCATAGGTAATTACCTCCCGTTCGCCCTTGAATATGACACCGTCATGGCTGACCCAGCTTTCTCCGTCCCAGAGCAAATGCTCCGTGCGAACGCGCTCAATAGGAACGAGTCCTTCATTCGTAAAGACAAGCTGTCCCTCGGCGATACAGGCCAGTTCTGCCTGCTTCCCCTTCTGCCTGAGATGCCCATTCTCGCCATGCTTCACCACGTTACAGTGGAACATCCTGCCCGCTGTGGCACAGTAGATGTCGCCGTCATCAGCGAATACATCCACGCGCCATCGCTCCTTGGCAAGCCATGACAGCACCCGTGCTTCGATGGCAGAGAAGTCGGCGACAATGAATTTCCTGCCCTCTTTTGGAATAAAGGCCGTACGGATCAGCTGAGACAAGATGTCTGGGACAGACTTATAGAGCATTTCCAGTGCATCATAATTTCCCTGCCGCACGAGGGCACGAGCGCATTCGAGGTCGGTGAGATGATTCTGAGGAAGATTTTGTAATTGAATGTGGCGTCCACTGTTTCCTGTAATCCAAACTTTTCCATTTCTCCTCACGAGAAAATATCCTGTTGGTGTTTCGGCACAATACACCGATCCACTGAAATCAGATACTTCGGGCTTGATCCTTATTTCGTGGCAATTCTTAGGCGTTAGCCAAATATCTACTACATATGCCTGATTCCAGTTGGGGTGCTTTTCAAGATTACGGTGTTTAAGTTTTATCACTGCAGCCCTGCCGCTCATATGTGCCAAAGCTTGAACAATATCAGCATTCTGCTTATTGCAAGTACTGTATTGAATGCTGTTCGGTGCTGGGCAGTGACCATCCCAGTGCGGCAATTCGTCAAAAAATATGTCGGGATTCTCATCAAGAAGCCAGAATCCGAAAGTCTTCGTTCTGAACTGACGCAGCCATAAAGGAACATTCCTTGCCGGGATGGTGATATTCGTGACGTCCTTATATGTATGTACGGCAAACATAATTTCAGCCCTGCGGAGCAGCATTTTGCAACGAGCAATTTTTCGCTCTTTCTTGAAGTTGAATCTGACGCTTCCATCGGATGTATAGAATCCATCTGCTTGCGTCATAATCAAAACACGAAGCCAAGTTGGATTTGCGCAACCACGATGATAGCGATAACCATAGAAGGGAATGGCAGGACGGCACTTTGACATTTCCTCAACCGTCATATCTTCCCACGCAGAGCCATAGCGACGCTGCACACGCATTTTGTGATCCGGAGTGCTACATTGGTCGATACGGGTATCACGATATGTATACATTTTCCCACTGTATTCGAAACATAGAGCCTTTGCCGACTGGAATGAAACCATCTCATTATTTGCGTTCCAAACCGCAATATGACTGCCATTCCACTTGTCTAAGCGTATCCATCCCTCTTTTGTTAATACCTCGTGGTCACCAGTAAGACACCAACGCCCGGTACGGTTCGCGCCATAGAACTGGAACATTCCCCGCGCACGTCCATCCGAACAAACGGTATTCTGCATCGCCTGATATTTCTTCACCGAAGACTTTGCAAGCTGCTGCCGAAGCATCAATACATCGGAGATAGGAGACTGGACAGTTGTGAGCAAAGCCATCACAGACTTCTTGTCAAGCGACTCGGCTGCAACTCCCTGCTCCTTGAGCCATGCCTTCATCTGCAGCACACTGTTCGGATTCTCAAGCCCGGTCAGAGCTTTCAGCCTACCCGTCAGTTTTTCCTTGGTGAGCGCGTCAATCTGGACAGCATTCTCCACGAACGGCATATCCAGACGTATCCCACGGTCATTGATTTCTTGGTCTAATACATACTCCTCCCACACCGACTGCGGAACAGGATATTTGAAGAGACGCTGCTGAATCGCCATCTCCACTTCGACATCACGGCGATTGTAAGACTTGAAGAGTTCCCACTTCGCTCCCGTGGGTTCGTGGAACGGAGGCGTTGAAAAATAGCGGATGAGTGCCTTGCCCTCGTTCATTTTCTGCTCTTCCAATCCCAACACCCGTCCGACGGCGGCAAGTGAGAGCGGAAGTCCCATGTAGGCAGACCAGACCATCGTGCATCGCCAGCTGTGGGGACTGAGGAAACAAGCGCGCTCGGTAGTGTGAAGCATCCCAAAGTCCGACAAGTATCGCGACAAGCACACACGCTCAAAGTTGGCGTTGAATGCCCACTTGATGACGCTATCATCCGTCAGCGCATCCAGAATTTCCTGCGGAATCCGCTCACCACGCACGAGGTCAATGACCTGCACCGCGCCTCCGTCCACGGAATATCCAAAGAGCAGGATCGCGAAATCCTCTGCCACGGTGTAACGATATACGCCGCTTTTCCCAATATCCACACTGCTCCGAGTTTCAAGATCGATAGAAATGGACTTCATGTATGTTCTCCTTCCGTGACAAAGGCAGCGAGGAAGAATCCCCGCTGCCCGTGTCGGTCAACTCTTATTTAGCTGAGAAAGTCCTCGTCCTCATCGGCGAAGTCATCCTCGGCGCGAGTCTTGCCGCCGAGCGGCTCACCGTCAGAAATCTTCTGCAGGTTGTTCAGCCCGCAAGCGATGCCCTTGTTGCCGTTCGAGTTGAATGCGTAGAAGTTGATGCTTGCGCGTCCGTAAACGCCGGAGTAGACCTCCGAATGTTCGATGATCGGATTGCGGGCGGCATCCACGATACCGGGAGCTGTGGCCGAGTTCGCATTGATGAAGTAGCTGTCCTTGTACGCAGCATCGTCCGGACGTTCCATGTCTCCGTCACGGAGCGGGTTCTTGATCGCCGAGAGTGCGGGCACGGACTTGCTGCTCCCCTTGAGTTTGCTCTGCCCCTCATCGTATGCCGCCTGAATGGCGTTCTTCACTTCCGTGACCGTCTTGGTGTCGCTCTTCGGGATGATGAGCGACACGCTGAACTTCGGCGTACCGCCGTTGATGGACTTTGCCTGCCAGACGTTGGCATAGCTCCATCGTGTCTTGACACCCGTGATCACTTTTGTCGGATTGATAACTTTTGCCATGATGTGTTTTCCTCAACTTTCTTCAAAATCTTCTGCTGCGGTATTCATCGCAGGCCGCTTGTCGCTCATGGGAGCGAGGGTTGGTTTCCCCTGCGGTTTTACGATGAAGCCTCCGAGCAGTTCCTCAAACTTATTTTTTCCGAGCAGACTGGTCATTGCCGTAATCCCGAGCAGTTTCTGCTCATATGGCTCATAGCCCGCTTCTTTGACTGTTTTGGCGACCGCCGCCTCGTCGGTGTATTTCCGATTGGAGCGACCCTCGACCAGCTTCCAGCCTGTCCACTGCTTGCCTTGGATTGCCCGCTGCAAGGCGTACTCCTTGATGTCGCTGACCCATGCGGCGAGCGTGTCCGCTTTTGCAAGCACCGCTTCCACCTCGGAGTCTTCCAGTGTTGGCGGCATCTCAAAGTCATACCGCGCAAGTTCCAGATTGTGCTCTGCCCGCTTGCGGCACGTTGCCTTGACCTTGCAGAACTGACAGTGCGCCCCCGCACAAAACGTGCCCTCTCCTGCGTGTGCCAGCTTTGCCGCAGGTACAAGCGTGTCTTGCGCCCATGCCAGAAGGTCAGCTTTCGAGATGCTGAACTCCGAGATGTTGGCGAGACGAGGTTGGAAGATCACCATCCGCACACAGTCGATGTCGTACAGACCGTCGAACATCTGGATGCACCCGAGTGCGTAGCACATCATCTGCGGATTATGGTCGGCACTGACCTCGATGCCTTTGCCGTGTTTGTAGTCCACAATGCAGACGGTCTTGCCGGAGATGATGAGAGTGTCGGCTGTACCGAAGCCATCCGGCACGAACGCCGAGAAATCGACGCGCTGCTCCACCGACACCATCGTATCCTTCGACTCCTCGCGGAACTGCGCCACAAGCCCCATAACGAACTGTGCATAGAATTCTGCACACTCTTCCATCTCACTGTCATAGGAAGACAGCTTCTTGGTCGGATCGCGCACCCGCTCACCAAGTGCCTTACGGAGTTTGTACTCACAGAGCGTATGCGCGTCTGTCCCTTGAGCGGCGTACTCGCTTGGCGTATCGGATTGCTCCGCATTGAGCCGCGCCGATGGCGGACAAGCAATCCATCGTGCGGCAGAGGATGCGGAGAGGATGGCGTGTTTACGTGCCAATGCGCTCAGCCTCCTTCAGGAGTGCCACATAATGTTCCGGCGCAAGCTCGCTGAGTTTTGCCGCACCGTATTTGGCAATCAGTGACTTGACTGCGGCACTGTGTCCTTCGACAGAGAGTTTCGCAAGTACGGCGCGTACCTCCTCAAGTGTTGGTGAGGCTTCCTCCGATTCCGAGACCTTCGGTTGCTCCTCGCCTTGAGAACTCTGTACGATTTCCTCAAGGACATCGACGAGCCGGCGCAATGTCGCCACAAGCTCTGCTGTGACTTCATTCTGTTCCCGCATAGGTATCACTTCCTTTCGATTAACTGCGGGCATCTTCACCTTCCTATAAAGAAGAGGACACCTGCCCGCAGTCTGGTCACCAGATTTTACAAAATATCCTCAATCTGCTCTTGCAGTCTGGGCATGAATTTCTTCATACGCTTACGAACACTTTCTTTGGATTTGAAGCCGACAGCACCAGCAATCTCGCGTTCAGACTGTCCCGCCGCCCTGCGGATAAGAATTTCATGGTCGATGGGATCGAGTTTGGCGAGAGCCTCGTACAGCCTGCGATTACGCTCCTCGCGGACTGTGGTGTCGGCGACATCCTCATGGACGGGAAGTGCCGGGTCATTGACCTCCACCGCACGTTCTAAAGAGATTGTCCGATACACGGGATGTGAGCATCCATCACAGCTGCGGTTGGCGCAGCAGGGCTTTCCTTCATAGATACAGTGTTGCTCACGCTTTTCCCGCTTATCCTCCCGCCAGATTGGGCGCATGACGACGGAGTATTGATTAGCATCGACAGGTGCATAAATTGCCCGCCCCGACGCCTTGAAGAACTTTTCTCCGGCAGTCTTCCGCCGGACGAGTTCATCCATGCCCGTATCCCGGATTCTTCCGTTTTCGTGGATCTGAATCGGGACGGGGACATACACGCCCAGCTTCTTACTGTGCTGAAAACGATGTCCCTGCTGCAGGAGTTCCTTGACCTCCTGCGCGGAGTAGTCTTTGATGATACCGTTAAGCTGGATTTTCATAGTTTTGCGTTCCTTTCGTTCTTGCCGAACGGCAGGATGCAAAACTACACACGGGCTTCACTCCAAAAATGGGCATAAAGAAGCACGGTGGGAGCATAGAGATACTGACAAGCTCGTATGCTGTCAGAACCCCTATTCGCATCCCGCCGTCCTATGGCCATCTTGGACAACAGATTGACTTACCTAGGGAAACTTGATTTTCTTGTTTTCATCATCTCCTCTCACTACTTACCGAAGAAGTTACTCCCCTCAACAGAAAGCGGACAGTTCGAGCCGTTTTGGTCACCACTTCTGAAGAAACTATTTTGGATATTTTCAGCAGAGGAAGATCTTCCTCTTAATATCCCACTGGACACATTTAGTCGTGGTGGCCGAACTTTTTAGAAATATTTCCATGAACACAAAAAGGCCGGATGACGATAAAGCTCTCGCTTTACCATCATCCGGCCATTCGGTAGCTCATAGCGGCTCCATTGCTCGGTATGTTGGTGTTATGTTCAGACTACCCGTCGCCTCGATAATGTACGTTGTCCTGAATAGTTGAGTTTCACGATATTATGACAGTTGGGGCACTTGAGGGCCAAATTCACATTACCATTGGCATCGATGTCTGCTGCTCTTTTCCCACAAACGGGACATTTGAGCCGTTCCATTGCCTCGCTCTCTGATACTTGAATTTTACTGCCTTTTTGAAGCACACTACCACTCCTTTTACTTAAAATGGAATCTCATCAATATCCACTAAATTGTTCACGTCATCATCTAAATCCGAAGGAAATGGAGCAGAAAAAAATTTTTCTGTACTCCCTCCATCTTGACGTGGGAAGACAAATTCATTGGTTACCTTTTCTTCCTTTAAATCCACAAGAAGTAACGAAACATAGCCTTGAAATTTCTGCTCACCAAAGTCCTCTAAAATGTCTTCATAAGCCTCTGAATTATCAACGACATAAGATATTCTCTGTGGTACTTCATCGGATTTGAAGTAAGTAAGTGCTGCATAACGACGCGTAAAGTTTTCATAGAAGCGCCGCCCATTTTCAAATTTTCTTCGTTGCTTAACTATTTCATCACTATCAGCATCATCTGTATTTACCCCAAAGCGACGAATAATACGCTCAGAGGATGACGTCTGCAAAAACTCAAATCCCCATTGCCCATTGCCCCCAATGATTTCATTTCTATACAAAAATTGTAGAGAAATCACCCTTGTTTTTGAAACTCTGACACGATGTAGAGGCGAAAAAATAGTATCAGGAGCTCTTCGCATCAGCTCCTTCATGACACTTCTTGATGCTGTCTGTTTGCGTATAAGCATGTCTTCAAATTGTTCAATTTTATTAGGGTCATGTTCCAAGACTTTATGAGCCATGCTCGTAAGTTCTGTAATTGCACCAGTACATTTTTCGGCAAACAGCCGCACCTCCTCTGCTGAAGCAAAACCGTTTGCATCCATAAGCATTTCAAGCGTGATTCCACTTGTGCGATCTCTATGCTCAAAGATCGAGCGAATAACAGTCTCGGTACTGGCACCTCCAAGCTTTTTATTTACTATGCGTGAAAATGTAGATGGGTTTACACCGCATTCCTCTGCAAATTGCTTCATCGTCCGCCCCGGTCCCTTAGCAGCCTCGAGATACTTGGACATTCGCTCCTTATCCACAGGCTTGACACGGGTGTATTCTTCTTGCATGATTTTGCACCTCCTATGGTATTTCTGACCTGTGTGATTGATATATCAACATTATATTGCACAAACAAGCAAATTTCAAGCAATTTTGTGCAATTTTTTCAAAAAATGATGATGACTACCATATCTCTGTTTCCCACCTGTCTTTATCTTTTTTTGACATTTAAAGTCCTTCTTAGATCTCTCAGTATGGATATTGTATATTGTAAAGTTTTTAATCTTATTTTAATGTAAAATAATGTCCTTGGACATAGCTACTTTCTTAATAGGGCGAGGATTCTATGGTATAATATATTGTATTATATAGAGTAAAAGGGAGATACTAGATTGATGTCTCCATAAACAGCGTCTTTATTCCCCTTACATCTGACGCGATCTCCCTTATCATTAGCAAGCTACACGAGATCAGAGAGAAACAATATACTTTGGAGGAAATGACGAATGTCCGAAACTCAGAATGTAGAATATAAAGAGTCTTGGCGGGACGAGTATCTGAAATGGCTCTGTGGTTTTGCCAATGCACAGGGCGGCACGATGTACATCGGAGTGAATGACTCCGGAAGTATTGTCGGTGTAAAGAACATCCAAAGACTGCTGGAGGATATTCCGAATAAAATCCAATCCGGTCTTGGAATCGTTGCGGATGTCAACAAACACACAAAAGATGGTGTGGAATATCTCGAAATCAAAGTAGAGCCTAGCACTTTCCCTATCAGCTATCATGGAGAATTCCATTATCGCAGCGGAGCTACGAAGCAGCAACTGACAGGAATTGCACTATCGCAGTTCATTATGCGAAAGACAGGCGTTCGTTGGGAGGATGTAATAGTCGAAGACATTACAGTAGATGATCTCGACGAGGAGAGCCTCAAAATTTTCCGTAGAGAAGCCCTCAGAAGCAAACGAATGGCTCAGGAGGATCTTGATCTTTCTAACGCAGAACTTTTAAGCAAGTTGCATCTGATATCCAACGGCAAACTAAAAAGATCAGCAGTGTTGCTCTTTTACCACGACCCCAGTGTTGTACAAAATGGTAGTTATATAAAGATCGCTAAGTTTGGAGATGGAGCGGATCTGCAATATCATGATGATCTTGAAAGTTCGTTGATAAAGAATGCAGATCAAGTAATCGATCTGATTTATCTGAAGTATCTGAAAGCTAACGTGTCATATATACATGATCGTCGGGTGGAAACATACCCTTATGCAAGAGCTGACATCCGTGAGGCAGTATATAACGCAATTGCCCACACCTGTTATATGTTTGGGACTCCCGTTCAGATTCGCATTGAGAATGAGTCGTTTATCATAAGCAATCAGTGCATTCTTCCAGATGGATGGACGGTTGAGACCCTGATGGAGCCTCATGATTCCATCCCCTACAATCCAGATATTGCAAACGTATTCTACCGTGCTGGATACATTGAACATTGGGGACGCGGTATCGAAAAAATCTGCGAGGCCTGCAAGGAGCTGGGGGCAGACCTTCCATTTTATGAATTACGAGGAAATGGACTTCGAGTACATTTCAAGGCACTCCAAAGTGCACTTATTGCTCATCCAAAATCTCCAAACCGACATGATGGCGGTTTAAATGTCGGTTTGGATGTCGGTATAGCGGATAGGATTCTGGAGTTGATCATAGATAATCCCCAAATAACAATGGCTGAAATAGCAGAAAGACTAAACGTAGCAAAAAGGACAATTGAACGTGAAGTAAAACAGCTTCGTGAGACTGGTCGCGTAGAGCGCGTCGGCAGCAAACGATTCGGACACTGGAAAATCAACGATTAAATATTGTAGGGTCGAGGCATAAGAAACTCCCATGCGCTCGACCCTACAGTTTTATGGAATTGATTTGTATGATTCAACAAAACATCAAGCCACTCTTCGAATCCCATTACATTGTATCGTTATCGACGTTACTTCGTTCATTGCCGCTACCAAAATGATACTAGAGGGAAAGGTCAGCGTCGCGTTTGCACGCGACACCGTAATCTGGCGATCCTCAATCGGCTCACGTAGCACCTCAAGCGTCTTCTTGCTGAACTCCGGCAGCTCGTCGAGAAAGAGTACGCCGTGATGGGCAAGCGTCACCTCACCAGGACGCGGGATACTCCGGCCGCCGCGCACTGC